CTTTTATCCGATTCATTGGTCACATCAATAGTTTTGGCGGCCCCCCTTCATGTCCTTTCTCGCTTATCTCGTCTCTTAGTAGGATGGATGGTTTGGCAATCTTGGCAGCGTCGGATTATCAGTATACTCAAGCAAGGCGGTACTCGCAATTACACTCTCTTCAAGTACAATGTGCTCTTGGCCGGAATGAATCGTACAACGTTCCCATTCACGTATGTTCTGCTGGCGGCTATGGGACTTTGTGTCGGATTGAAAGTGATGGCTGCGAAGTTACGTTTCCTGTCGGTACCTGGTCTCGCACATCGTGCTGTGGGGTGGAAACATTACTTGAGTCTGATAGTAAGCACGCTGTTGAATCGCGATTGGGAATCAGTGGGAAAGTTGATAGGTGCCATTCTGAAGTCCCAATTTGGACAGAACCTCGAAATGGACAGGAAGGAACAGGTGACTGTGAAAACGATTCAAGAGGTGGTCCGGGCTCTGGCGAAGAGCGTGTAAACATTAGTTTGACTAAAGTGGAAAATAAAGGGTTGAAAAAGGGGTTTGTTCTCACTGAAAGAGATCTTCGGAAATCAAGAATGCATGGATTCTTTACTCCGGTCTTCCCACCACCGTGGAGATGGTTTAAAGAACCGCCTGTTTTCTATCCAATTACGTGTGTACATACGCAAATTGGAGGCTGGAAAAAACGAACAGGCAGTTTTAGGCCAGAACCACATCGAAACTTCATTAAAGCCTATGCGTCCAATTACCAAGCCTTAACTGCGCACTACAAATTGAAGTTACTACAGTCGGGGAGGGCGATCGCAGTTGGCAATGGCAATGACCAATTAACCGGGAGTAATGATCTAACAGGTGTGATTGACGATGAACTTATTGAGAAGACACGTGTAAAAATGATACCCATGTCAACGGAGGAATACTTAGAAACCCGCAACGACAGAAAGAAAGCACAATTGTACTCGCGAGTGTTCTCAGAAGGTAAAACTCTTGAGCACTATCGGGGAAAAGTTTGTGTTAATGGGGTTTGGAGAAAATGTCGATGGGGAAGAGGTAAGTTGTTTGAGAAGTTTGAGTCACAGCCGTGTGGGCGGCATGGAAATCAGTCAACTGTTGTAAACGCAACTAAAGTAAATCGTAAGATTTATGATGTAACCACTGAAGTAAATTTGTTTGAGGCACCGTATGTTGCGACTTGTGATACAATGCTAACCAAAATGGGCGGCAACATGAAGGGCCAATCACTCGCAAAGAATAAGGCTGAAAAGTTTTTCGAAACTGTCGATTCCGTTTCATCTTTCGCCGTTGTGGGTAAGCAGCCGGACGGTATAAATAGTC